AAAATTTTAATCCAATCTGGCACTTCACCAATACGCTCATCTTTTAGAATTTGATTAGCGGCATAGTCAGCGGCAATGTTACTAAGCATAGGATCTCGATCTTGCCTACGACCCATATGATCAAAGATGTTGTGCAATACTTCGTGTGCAAATCCAAACTCGGCTTGTTTTGGGGTCAGTTTATTGACAAAGTCGTTATTGTAGTAAAAGTTACGACCGTCTGTGGCAAGTGTATTGCACCAATCTGTAGCATCGATTAATTTCATGCGTGTAGCAAGATTGCCAAAGAAAGGATGACGCAACAGCAAACCAATACGGGCTGTGGTTAACTTTTCAATAATTTTATTTTTTTCAACTTGACTAAATTCTCGTTTCTCAATTTTAGCAGTCTTTTCTGCTTTCATTACTTTAGACATTCAGTGCGCTCCTGTTTGTTACTGTATATAGTATATTATACACGAAAGTTAGATAAAATGCAAGTAAAAAAGGCCCCTAAAGGCCAATTTTTATTCCATTGCCTGGATAATAAATTTGCCATACTTCTCGTGGAAGCGATCAAAGTTTTTCAACTTGCTGGCATCGAACGGTAACTGATAATTTGTGAGGGCTGTCTTCGCTCCCATCACTACTAACTCAGTTGGAAAATTATCCATCATATAACCAAAGAAGTTATCTGCCATTGCATCCCAATTACTGGTCTTCTTTTGATGTGCAGTTTGGAGTTCATAGCACAGGCTAACTGTCAATGAATACATAGCGGAAATCTCTTTGATTTCGGATTTCTTAATTTTGCCAGATAAGATGTCTTCGGGCTTAGGCATCTGTTTGGCAACTTTACGATGTGCCATAAACTTAACTGCCAAACCTTCTCCAATTGCACCTGCAACCAAATCTGTCAATGTACTTTCTGGCAAGTCATCGTCCATAAGCAATTCGGATACAAATGACCAGCTACGTGGTGTGGCAAATGCACGTGAGCTAGACTTTGGATCAAAGTCGTATAAGTCATTTTTAGCAAAGCCAACATAACCTACAACTTGCTCATGTACCTTATTTGCCAATGCCCATTCTTGCCAATCTTCAAAATCACTCTTCAATTCCAAGTGAACGAAACGATTTGCCAACGGTGCAGGCATTCTATAAGTAACACCCTTGTCGGCTTCTCTGTTACCAGCGGCAACAATTGAAACACCTTTTGGCAATACATAAGTACCAACACGACGATTCAATACCAATTGGAAAGCCGCCGCCTGTGTAGCAGGTGCCGCAGAGTTCAACTCATCTAAGAATAAGATAGCAGTTGATTCTGGATCTGTAGGCAATTCTGCAGGAGGAGCCCAACTCATTGTGTTGGCATTGCTATTGTAATAAGGAATACCTTTAATATCGGTAGGCTCCCACAATGACAAGCGAACGTCAATAACTTCACGACCTTGCTCATCTCCAATTTGTTTTACAATATCGGATTTACCAATACCGGGGGGACCCCACATGAATACAGGACGTTGGATTTTAATACATTTACGCAAACTACGTTTTGCATCATTTGGAGTAACTGTACGATTTGCTGAAATATGCTCTGCCATAACACACTCTTTCTTAAAAATTAATTGGAATATTAAAGTAGTTTTGCTTTAATATGTATTAATTATACAGGATTTATGCAGGTTTGTCAAGCGACATTGCTTTAGCAGAAAAGAATCTTCTTACGTTGCCGGAAAACAACACTAGCTCTACAGCCGTTTTATCGTTGAATACGTATATATGTTTATTGGTTATATACCAAGGACATGTTATCCAATTATCAAATCTTAGGATCATTTGATTGGTGTACTCAATTGGTTCTTCTAATGTTATTTTATGACAATTAAATTGAGTAGTAAGTCTAGCAAATCCCTCATCGGTCAATTTAAGTCCGCCTTTGGGTTTTTGTCTAGGATTGCACCACCATTGTGCAGTCCATTTTTTCAGTGATTTTGCGTCAGTAGGTAATCCAGATTGTTCTGCAACATATTTTGTGATGTCAATCTTTTGATCCATAGTAAACTATTTATGGATACACCTTTTCCCCTGTGGTTAATTTGTAAACACTGAAGTCTTGTGTATTAAATTGTTTGTTGAGTTTTTCTGCAAGATTGTAGGCATGTCCAGAATTACTAAAAGATATCTTTTTATATTTTGGACCTAGTTGTTGAGCAACAATACTACTGGTCTTGAGGTTGATAGGCTTGTCTTGATAAAATACTGCCCAAATGGCTTCAGCCTCTAAAACCTGATCAGTCTTGTAAGTTTTTTTGTTGGTTATTTCTAACAGGATATTTGGCTTTGGCCTAGACATTATACGCTCCAAAAGTGCGTATATATTTATCCTAGATTAAATCAAAAACCGCCACCGTCCATTTTAATTACTATTGTTTCTTCTTGAGAATTTGCGGCAATTTGATCTAATTCACCTGCTAGGCGTGTCATTACAGTACTGAGACTATTTTGAAGATCTGTGACATCTTTTATACTAAGAGTAAGATTTTTTTGATTAGATTTAATGGCAATTCTTGCCTTTTCTAAGAAATCTTCAATGGGTAATGTATTAAGTTGTTTCATGGTTTAACAGTATTTAATAAAGTTTTAATTTCCATTTCAGTCTTAAATGGGCCGTGATACGGATATCGTTGAAGTGTAATCAACTTAGGACAGAAACTTTTTACCCACCCTTTACGGAATTTAATAATATAATGTCCGGCACAGTAACGACTTTTACTTTTTAAACTTTTGGCATATAGTGGTAATTTTTCTTTTACACTATATACAGGTTCGTAGGGTTTTGAGCTACATGGATAATCATAGATATTATAATTTTTATCCCCAGATTCATTTTTGACTTTTTTGATACCTTCTTCAAAAAGGGCAATACCTAACTGTGCTTTCATTTCGTTAAGATTTTTAAATCCCACAGGTTTACCTTTATGGTAAAAAACATATCCTTTTTTACTCTTTGATATAGCACCAATTTTTTTATTATTGTCTGTAACTAACCATTCTTGGTTAGGAACTAATACCTTAGCTGTTGAATTCATAATGTATACCTCGCATTTAATGGTTCAGCATAACTTTCAATTTGCTCGTTAATTTTATTTAAGTCGTAAGCGGCACAGAATTTCATTAATCTTATACCTACTTGTGGAATATTTTTTTCTGCTGTAGTAGCAGTTGTGATAGTTTCTTTAATCAAAGTTTTAATTTCTTCTGGTTGTGCTGTCAAGTCACATAAAATAACATTACGATTATAATCGTCTATAACACGATGTTCGACGCCTTCGTGGTCGGACCAACGCTGGAGCATCATATTGTTCCAAGAATATCCTTTGGATTCTCTGTCGGCAAATGCCTCACGGAGACCAACTTTATTCTTTGTCCCTTTCTCACGTACTCCCGGATAAGCACTAAAGATGTTGTCGGATGTGTCCCCACGCATACACTTCTCAAATAATAACCAGCTCGGATCCGGCGCGGCTTTGACTTGTTTAGTTTTCTTATCAATGACAGGTTTACCTTTGGCATCGAAGTATCCCTCGTGTGTGGTTGTAATTTCCATCACACCATTATATTGTTTTACATTTGGCGCTATGAGTTGTGCAAAGTCTCCGTCTGTCGAAATAATAACATGATTGTCATTTGGGTGTGCCTGAATGAAACCTGCAATCAAATCATCTGCTTCTAATTGTGGATTTTGTAGGACGGTGCAATTAGTTTTGTTTATGACAAAATCTTTGAACTCATCAAAAGTTTCCCAAAACACTCGATCTTCTTCTTGCTCACGAGGTGATTGTGCGGCACGGGCATCACTACGCTGGCGCTTATAAGGAGCATAATGATCTTTACGCCATGAACGCCCCTCTAAACAAAATATAATATGATTGCCTTTGAAATCACGCCAGGCTTTGCGTACACTACTTAATACTGTGTGGATACTCATCCCAACTTTATCTTCGGTACTGCCTCTGATAACATGTCGGGCTCTAAAAAATGTATTTGCTGTATCTACCAATATGTATGTTTTTGACATTAAGAAACTTCCGTTCTTCCGTTACCTAAGTTATTGACATTAATGTAT